CCGGGGTCGAGTCGGAGCGTGACTTTTTGGGGTGGCACCTGGGTGTGTTCGAGAATTTCGACCGTTTGGAGGAGCTTGGAGAGGGTGTTGTGCGCCACCTCATTCCGGCGTGCGTATCCCCAGATCGCCGTACGGTTATCCGGGGACAGGAGCTTGTAGCACTGGTAGTCCTCTTCAGGAAATGTGGAGGTGAAAAAATCGGATGCGATGATTCTGGTACGGATTTCCGCAGGGTTTCCCTGTTTGATTTCCAGTTCATCGAACGTGGCCGTTGCATAGGCGGTGGTCGCTTTCCAGTCGAGCAACAATTGCTTGCCTGACATCACCAGATAGGCACCGAATCTGGAATCATCCGGCAGGTAGCCTTCCAGGAAACCGCAGAGAAAGCCGTCGTTTTCCATCACGTTCCAGAGGGTGTTGGCGGGTGGAACCCACGCCTTGGAAACAAGCGCCGGTCGGCGATTCGCGCGAATGAGCGACGTCACGCTTCCTGAATCCCTCACTAACAGAAGCATGTCATCCACCACCACCGCGCTTGCGAAGGCCCGGAAAACCTGTTCGGCTTCCTGCTGCCGGCTGGCCAGCGCCTTCCATGACTCCTGGCCCGCCTTGTCCTCCTCCTGATCTAATGTATATGCGGCTTGTGCCTGATCCGGGCGTGCGGCGTTGGATTCGTTGATCAGGGGCAGGAGCATCAACGCCACGATCACCACGGCGGCGATTCCCAAGCCGGCACTGAGGATCCAGCGGATGGATTGTTGTCGCGGCAGACCCCATTCCGCGCTCTCGCCCCGGGGCGAGCGCTGCGCGGCATTTTCCACGGGACATTCCTGCGGGGTGCTTTGCCGCAGGATGCGGGGTGCGCTTGGGACTTCGGGGTCCAGTCGCACCACATTGCCGTCGATTTCCCGCACTTCTATCTGATAGCTGGAAACATCAGGGCTGCGGGGCGGTGTTTTCGATTCGATCCGCAGGCCCTTGAGGTTGCGGTCCAAGGAGGGGGACGAAGGGGGTTCGACCTTGGCTTTTTTGCGTGGCAAATCCGTGGTCGATCCGCGCGTTGTCGGGGACCCACCGACGGCATCGCCCCAAACATCGTCCGCTGTCACCGCAGGCGCGTGATTGTGGGGATCGATGGGGCTGGGGTTCATCTTGTGGCTATGGCGGGGTGCAGAATGCTCTGGAATTCCCGGTCATGCAAGCCGCTTCGACAGCCACTTCGACAGCCGCTTCGGCTGCCGGGCGCATGACTCAAAAGTCAAAAATTCCGCGCACTTGACCCCGTGAAAACGAATTGCACGCCACGTTTTTCCGCGGACAGGGAGGCGCCCGCATGGAAAAACCGCAGTTCCGCTGGCTGGTTTGTTGTTTGTAAAATCCGCTTGCAAGACGACTGCAAATCGTGAATGGTTTTCCTCGTCCGAGTCATTCGGGCACCACCAAGATGTCGGGGCGTAGCGCAGCCTGGTAGCGCGCTTCGTTCGGGACGAAGAGGCCGTGGGTTCGAATCCCGCCGCCCCGACCATCTATCAGGAGCACATCCTCCAGTGCTTCTGAATCAACGCCATCCGGTGATCGCACCGGTGCCGCGACAGGAATTCCACACACAATTCCACACAAGTTGACGCGGAAGCCGGGTCCGATGACCCGAAAACGCAAACGATAGAATAAAGAACATGCCGAAACTTGGGACAAAAGGACACCCGGCTGTGGTTAGAGTAGCCACACAAGAAAGGGCTGAGGAAATCGTGACCATCTGCAATGCAAATGGATGGCAGGTGATCGTAGGACTTGAACCTGGCAACCCGGAAGACATCAGCGATGTCGAACGGTTGCTGAATCCACCCGAACCATTACGAGCGGAGCCAACTACCGGCCGCAATGACCCGTGTCCCTGTGGAAGTGGAATCAAATTCAAAAAATGTTGTGGTGCATAGAGGCCACAGATATCTGAAAAGAATCTGCCGACCAGCGGGTGGGACTTCGATCAACGCCGCCGCAACTTCCGCACCATGCTCACCAGCGACAGGATGCCGACTAACAGACCCACGAGAAGCGACACGATCCGCAGGTGCCATTCGATTTGTTCCTGATAGGAAGTGACGAGGCCAAGGAGCGGCGAGACCATGCCGAGGATGACTTTGCTCACATAATTGAGCACGAAATTAGCACCGTCCTTGAGCAGGAACCCCGGCTCGAAATTGGCGAGGCTGGCCCGCACTTGCACCTCGAGGAATCCATCGGGCACGCGGATCTCGAATAATTCCCGATGTTCTCGCCGGTCCACAACTGCGCCCAGTGCCCGATGTCGCTTTGCTGATAGACCCTCACCGGCGAGCGTGGGCACGGGACCGGATGGCGCGGCTATGTTGCCGATGTCGTTGAGTTCCACTCCGCTGGCGGCCTCGGTGAAGTTGGCGGCGACCTGCGAAACCGCGATGAAGGGAATCTCGGGATGCACCGTGCCCGGACGCGGCATCAGCCTGACGGCGGAGGATCGGTGGCACAGGAATATCTGCGTGGCGGTCCATTTCCCCTCCTTGTCGATCTGGACGGTGTAGCCCGGCTGCGGATAGAGGTTTCCCGGTTGAATTGCAACGTGTGTCGGCATCCTGTCCGGGGCACCGCGTCAACCGAACGCCGCCAGCCCGGTGCCGTACTTTCCGAGTTTCTGGTCCATGCGGGTCAGCAGCCGGTTCGTTTCGCCTGTTAGCCGGTTGTTCTCGCGCTGGGCGTCAAGCGTGCCAGACGAGTAACCACCGCCACCAACTTTCCCGAGCGACGTGACGATGGGATCAAGCCGCGTTGCCTGCGGGGACACTGACGCATTGGTGTCGGTTTTGCCAACAGCGGCGGCAGCCTGTTTCACGGCTTCGGGTTTGGGCATCGCATCTTTGATTCCCTGCACGACCTTGCCCATGTTCTCCCTCAATCCCGTTGTGTCGAAGGTGTCGGTGAACCCGAAATCGGCGGCCTTTTTGGCGGCTGCTGCCGCGCTTGTCCCGAGTCCGGCGGCACCGGATGACATCAGGGCATTGTTTTCCTTTTGCAAGTCGGCGTATTTCACCCCGAACAGGGTGCCGCCCGCCGCCTTGTTGCTCTTGAGGATGTCACCGAAGTCCGTGTTCACGTCCTGCGACTCGAAGCCCATCAGCTTCGACATGCCGGGGACTTTCGCCAGACCTTTGAGCATCCATGCGACACACCATTCGATACCGGCCTTCAGATAGGCAATCGGCATCTCGAACGCATTGAGGATGCCAAGGCCGAACGTCGCCGCCATCCCCAGCAGCACCGTGCCAAGGCCCTTCCACATCGAGCCGTCCGTGATGAAATAGAACAGGAACGACACGGCGGCTCGAAAGCCATTGATGAGCGAATTGATGGCCACCGCGAACCCGAGCTTCAGGGATGCCGTGACGAGGTCTAACATCTGTCCGCTCTTGAACGCGGTGATGACGAACATCAGGGCGTCCTTGATCCGCTTGCCCGCCTCGACTGCCAGCGGCGCGAGCATGGACACCATCCCGATGGCTTCCGCGACCAGGGGCCGGATCGCATCGTTGATCGGGGTGCCGAGTGACAGAAACACCTCGTTGACCGAATCTTTAAGCGTCGAGAACAGGCCCTTGGTTGTCTTGCTCTGCGTCTCCATCATGCCCGCGAACTTGCCGCCCTTGGAGGTGAGGGCAATGAACGCCTTCTCGATGGCGGGGAATCCTACCTGCCCGGATTCGACGAGCTTCCTCACCTGTGATTCGTTCACCCCGAACTGCTTTGCGAGTTCACCGATGACCGGGATGCCGCGCCCTGTCAGTTGGTTCACGTCCTCGGCGAACAAGCGCCCCTGCACCCGCGCCTTGCCATAGATCTCGGCGATTTCATTGATCGGTGCCTGGATGCCTGCCGACACGTCGCCGATGCGCCGCAGGGTTTCGGGCACGGTGTCGGCGGATTCACCGAAGGCGATCAACTTGCGGCCGGCATCCGCTAGTTCGGGAAACTCAAATGGCGTCTCGGCCCCGAGCTTGCGGAGTTTGGCTAGCGTCTGATCCGCCTTGGCCGCGTCACCGATCAGCGTGGAGAATGCCACTTTCGTCTGCTCGAAGTCGGCGGCGGAATTGACCGCCTTCAAGCCGACACCCATCGCTGCCGCGCCGCCCGCCAACGCCGCACCGATGCCTGTTTTGAGCGCCAATCCGGCAACATCGAATCCCTTACTGAGTGCGGCCGACCCGCCCTTGCCAAGGCCCGCCAGCCCCGCGCTGGTCATTTTCCCCATGCGGCGTGCGGATGCCGCGACTAATTCCGTGGCTCCCGCCATGGCCCGCCTAAACGCGGTGATGTCGGCTCCAAGGGTGACTGTCAGGGCGCTCATGCACCGGGCTTGGAGTCAACTTCGGTTGTCGCAGTTGCTATGGATCGCATTCAAAAGTCCCGTTCATCT